ATGATGATTAGAAAAATATTTTCTCTGATTATATTTGTTTTTGCTCTTTCTTATGTTTTTGCTGAAAATATTAAAACAATAGAAGAAAAAGATACTGAAGAGGTAGTTTTAGAGAATGCTCCATCCTCAGAAGATGAAAAATCTCTTGAGACTCAAGAAAATGGTGAGAATGTAGAAGATTCTGAAAAAGATTTGCATAAAGATGAAGTATTGACTAAAACATTAAAAGTTATTGAAGAAAAGAATATTTCTGGTACTCCTATAAAAAAACTTGAAAACGATACTTTTCTTTTTTTGCAAGGTTTTGGAGAAGCTGAATTTAAATGGACACTTGGTTTAGAGTTTTTTAAAGATTATACGCAAACAATTATTCAAAGTCCCGTTTTAGTGCAAGAAGCTAATTTATCATTATTGTTATTGATGAAAAGACGCTGGTATTTTGGAATAAATTATAAAGAAAGAATCACTGATTCAAGTATTTATATTGGCTATATTGATATTGAGAATAATATAAAAAAACATATTCGGCTAGGGAACAAAGGTATTAATTTTCCAAATCTCTATCCATTTATAAGAGGTGGTGGTTCTAGTTCTAGGTTATCGCCTGGAGCATCTGCACAATTTGAAGGAGAAAAATGGAGATTTGATTCTATTATCAGATACGATAGTGGGAAAAAGAATAAAAGAATATTTTATGGTAAAAATGAAGTTGTAGAAAACAAAACTAGTATTGCTTCTTGGAAAAAGGCTCAATATTTTTATATTCCTTATAATAACTTATATGGAAAATCTTTTGATGTTTATGTAAAAGATAGCCAGTATGGGCAGTGGCGATTGCTACCTAAAGATAATTATAAAGTTGATAGTCAAAAAAATATTTTAATTTTGAATAAATCCTATAACTATGGTGTGGCAATAAATCTTTTTTCAGTAACTGATGTTGCTACTCTTATAACAGAAACTAAACATTATTTTTTTGGAACTCCGATTCAAGATTTAATTGATAATGACGTGTATATAAATATAAACAATTCTGTCTTTTTAACATTAAAAAAGTATAATAGTTTTTCATGTTTTGAAATAGCTTCTATATATACCTTTGATAATGTTGACTATAATCAGGAAGTATATGTTGTAGAAAAGGCGACAGGTGATAAGTCTAATTATTTTGATGTTAAGCTTAATTATATCAATTCATATTTTGAAAATACTACAGGGGCTGTTTTGGGGCAGGTACATTCAAACTATGTAGATATTGATTACAAAGAAGCAATTACAAGATTCCCATTTTTACCTGATAACGAACATATATATATTCCAGCAAATACTAATGATGATAAAAGTAGCTATGAGTTTTTGAGCTATGTATATATTCCTGTTTCTGATTTTGTTTTGCCAAAGGGGGCAAATGATATTGAAGTTATTAAAAATGGTATTCCTACATTAGATTTTATCTATGATGAACATACCAATATTGTTCATATTAGAGGAGTCTCTCCTTCTGACAAGATTGAAATTAGATGGTCTGAAAATAAAAAATATTCTAACGATGGAATGGTTAGTTTAGGTGTTGCAGGGCAATATCGTCCTTTTGAATGGCTAACTTTGTTTTTAGCAACAATGTCAAATATAAGTGTAAAGAAAGATAAGAACGAAATTAATGATAAGTATAACATAAGCACAGGTTTTGATATTGAATACAAGAGAATAAAGGCAGGAAGCCATTTTGGGTTTGAAGCAAATTCAAATAGGAATGACAAAAAACTCTACATTTCTAAAAATCATTTTTATTTTAATTATGAAGATAAGAAACAACTTTCTATATTCAGTAATCCAAGAGTGTTTTTGGATTTTGATGTGAATAGATCTGATAAAGTTTCTTTGCATTCAAATACTGAAATAGGGTTGAACATTTGGAAAATTAGCCTTGATGGAAAACTATCATTGCAAGATAATATAAACAATAAAAATGTTGTTGAAAGTGCGGGGCATATTGTTAAAATGCCTATATATTTCTTTTATATGGATGAAGAGTTTTTTGTAAATATAAATGAGTCCATTTTATCAAGAACAAATAAAATAAAATTTGAAAAGTATGTTAGTTTTGATCATTTGACATTGGTTAATTATGATAGACGTTTTTCATATCAACAAGTTACTTCTTCTATTAGTCCTATAATACCAGAAACAAAAGTTGGCAATTTTTTCATGGAGTTTAAAATTAACTTATATCAAAAATATCGCAAGAATTATAGCTTATATAATAATTATGCACTTGCTTGGAAAGATAGTTTGATAGATTCTTATTCTATTGGAGCTGAAAATCCTCTATTAAGAAATGAGGCTCTATCTTTTATATTTAATTGGAGTTATCCAAAAGAAATGAATTATAATAGTGGATTTAATATACTTGGGGTTAATTTTGATTCTAAAATATATGCAGTCAATAATCTACTTTCAGAAAAGAATGAGAATATAACTTATTCTTTTAGATTGCTTCTTGCATTCAATGAAGTTTTTATTACACCATTTTGGGAAAGGCTCGCCTCTAAACAAATAAGTTTTAGAAGAAGTTTAAGTTATAAGAATGATTTTGATTCTTTGTTTGCTGGTTTAAAAGAACAGTATTGGTTTTTTGCAACACCTATTATATATGATATTTTTGATAGAAGTATCTTACATAAGATGCAAATTCTAAAGAATAATTATAGTTTTTCTAATTCTTATGGGCTTGATGTTTCACGTTTAATTTCAAATACATTGAAAGACCTATATACGCCTCATGAATTTAATATGTCTTTGACTAGAATTATTCGCTCAAATAATTCTAGCATAAATGCACGTGAGTATTACAAGTTAAGATTTAATATTCAGTATACAGCTTTGGATATTTTTATGCCTAAATATTCTAATGGGGTATTTAAAAATATCACTCAAGATGAACTTAGTCGGAACTATGATTTTCATTTTATTTTTTCAAAAGATTATTTTAATTTTTATTTTAATAGCTTTCATAAATTATACTTTTATCAACATGGTAATAATAAAATAGGATTTGAAAATAAATTTGATATTGAAGTTGAAAAGTTAGAAAATAAGTTAATTGCGAAGGCATGGAAAGAAGATATTTCTTTTTTGTATTGTTTTAAGGGCTATAAATCTCTTACAAATATGCTATTTTCTCTTTTTACAAAATTTAATTTACTTGATGAAAGGGAAGAAAAGTTTACTGTCTCTTTTTTTAGACAAACATATTCTAATATAATTGATTATAGGTTTAGTTTTAGACACACTCAGAAGACAAAAATTGGTGAGAATGGACAAATAAAAATGTTTGCTGATGTGTCTATAGCTTCGACCAGGCATTCTTCAGTTCTTTTAAATTTAACTTTTGGTATTGCGGGAAAAGTTGAATATTGATTATCACAACTTATTGTGCTTTAACACTCGTTAATGCTGGTTATTCCACAACTCTCAATAATTACCTGTTCTGTCGACAGATATATTTGATGAAGGTGCGGAGTAGAAAGTAGGGACGGAGTAGAAAGTAGGGACGGAGTAGAAAGAGGGATAAGAAGAGCGATACCCAAATACTATTGTCGAAAAGATAGTAATATTGAAAGCGACAGCGTATCAAGCGGTCGGCACGGGCTTTGAGAAAACGGGAAACAGTCTTGAAAGTGCAAGAGCTACCCTACAAGCGACAACTCCGAAGCTAAAACCAAAAGCTAAAACCAAAAGTTTGAACCTTCCGCTTTCAAGAAAAATCGAAAGCGAAGACTCAAACTTTAAGATGTAGCACATTCAAAACTAGCACACAAAAGCATAGTAAAAAAAAGCCAAACTTCTCATAAAAAACGGTAATAAAAAAGGGCAACAAAAAGCCCTAAAAGGAGAGTGAGAACATGGCAATAATCACACTAATCACAGGCGACTCAGGCTCAGGCAAGACCGCATCATTAAGAGGCTTCACAGGCAAAGAAGCCACAATCTTTAACATCGCAAAAAAGCCCCTACCATTCAAAAACGCAGGCGAAGAAAAAATCCCACTAGTCGAAATAGCGGGCTACGAAGAGCTAAAAACAAAACTAGCAAAAGCTAGAAACAAAAGCCTAATCGTAGACGACGCACAATACCTAATGGCATTCGAGTTTTTTGGAAGCATAGAAGAAAAAGGCTTTGAAAAATTTACACGCATGGGAAAAAACTTCTATAGTCTTGTAAAACACGCCTCAATGCTGGAAAAAGACAAAATCATATACTTTTTTATGCACAAAGAAACTACAGACGACGGTTGCGAAAAAGCCAAAACACTAGGCAGGCTATTAGACGAAAAACTCACCCTTGAAGGCTTATTTACAATCGTACTAAAAACTGTAGTCCAAGAAAACGCAAACGGAAACCAAAGCTACTACTTTTCAACCCAAAACTCAGGCTACGACAGAGTCAAAACGCCAATGGGCATGTTTGAGGATGCCTTAATCGAAAACGACTTAAAAAAAGTTGATGGAATAATTAGAGAATACTACGATCTATCCCCTGCGGGAAGAATTAGCTAAACATACAAAAGGAGTAGTTTATGGAAAGACCTATAATAAAATGGCCAAGAAAAAAAACAGAAGGTGGCGTTATGGTACCAATAGGACATTGTATTTACAAATTCGTAAAAGAGGGAGAAGCAGAATACTATGACGATAGCAACGACTATGTAGGAGAAAGCTTTTGCTCCTCACCTGTTTATAGTTGCGACGGAAAACACATGAAAGAAGAAGAACCCTTGTGTGTTAGTCGGGATGAGCTGTCAGATATAGAGCTTTATTGGCGTGATAAAGCCCAAAAGAAAAATATTTAAAAGTATTGTGGAAAACTTGTGAATAGGAAAGCCTATCACAGCATAAAAACATAGTAAGACAAGGTGAAAAGCATGGATACACCGTGCTTTATTAAAGGAACACACAGACTATACAAACCTTGTGAATAAATTGTGAATAACGAGGCGGAAAGCCTTGATAACGGGGCAAAAACCCAAATATAAAGGCGGGGTTCTCCATTATTACAAGGCAAGCCTTAATAACGGAACGGAGTCGCAATCCAAAGGAGTGAAAAATGGAAAACGAAACAAACAATCTAAAAACTCAAGAAGAGTTAAACAAAGAAATTGAAAGGGTTACAAGAAGGATGAACAGTGCATACATAGAATTATGTAGTATGCTTGTTCTCAACCATAACCTACTGATTGAGACGCAAATTGAATACTACGCAAGATTTAAATGTCTTTGCATAGGTAGCCGTCGTGCCAAAAATCATAAACTATTTAGAAGCGAAGAGTATGAAGGCTTTCAATGGGATATAAGCCGCCTTTCAAATAATGACGTAGACGAACTCATGCAAGCAAGCCTAGCAAAAGACATAAACCTACTAGAATATAGAATTTATGCTATTGCCCAGCGTCAAGAAATAAAAGATTTCTCAGGTTTAAAATATAAAAAAGAGGTGGCATCTGCCTTGTGCGAAAAATACATAAAAAACAAAGAAGCATTAATGCAGTTAGAAAATTCGCTGAGGAGAATTTAAATAATAAAAGGGCTAGTAATTTAATTGGTAAAACAATAAAAGGGGGGCTTTTATTAAATGCGGGTTCGACCCCCGTCTGGTCCAAAAAAAGCGAAAACGCTTATTTAATAATATGAGTTAAAACTCATAAGAGGGGGAATATATGCAAAGTGTAAACTATTATTGCAATGACGAAATCGATAGGTCATCATGTGTACTACATTATGACGAAAAAATGGATGCCTACAAAATAGGCAAGCACAAAGTACCAAGTCTAAATGAAATAATCTTTAGTCTTATAGGGGCAAAGGAAAAAAATATTGTTAAAAAAAGAAATGTCCTAAATACAATGCACCATTTTCTTTTAACAGGCAAAAAGGAAATAATGAACATAGAAAATGAAAATGCAATATATGACACAAAAAAGCCGTACGCAATATTATTAAATCTCTACTTAGATCAAGAAGGCTATTACGACGAAGACACACCTAATCAAACAAAAGCATTATTTACATACAATAAACAAATTGAAATTGAAGGAGAGCCTACATTTAAATCTTATATTCAACGCCTCCAAAAAGAAATTAATGTAAATGTAGGAAATGTTGAACACTTAGAAGAAATAGTGGCAATAGAAAAATTCTTTTATAAAAACAAAGAATGTCAATATAACAAAGAAGACTGTCATATTGAGGATAGAAAAAAAGAATGTATAGCATGGTATTCAAAGTTTGAAAGAATTGGACAATTTCACTATCACCTAGCCAAAAAGCAAAGCAAAAAAGAAGACTTATACTTTGCTAGTCAAATCGATTTAGCAACCGACGACACTCTTTACTACCTAGCATTAGATCAAGATTTTTCTTTTATGTTTATAACATTATATCTAAACTTGCAAAATATCGACATGCAAAAAGAGAATTTGTCAATTTTAGTAATGAGTCCTAATGGAGAAATTGACGAGGTTAAAATAAAAAAGATGGATAATGAAACGCTTGATAATATTGTCTATTCTTACAAAAACAAAAATCCATTAACAGCAAACTTAGGAAACATTCCAATCGAAAAAGACATAAAAAAAAGTCTAAATAAGGGAATTTTTTTTAAAAAGGACTATGTTATTTCTTTAATACCTACTGATAATTTAGAAAGACCTTTGGGCTTTTATCTTTGGGAACTAATCGAAAATGAAGAATTGCTAAAGAAAAATGATGATATTAAAATAAAAAAATACGAGATCTTAACAAAGTTAATTCTATTTTTAAAAATGATAGAAAAAGTAAGTAAAAAATATTCAGTTGAATATACCTTATTGTTTATAGAAGCATTTAAAAGATTAATTGCAACAAAAGAAATCTATACTCTATTATATTCTTTTGAAGATTTTACTTTCCTTGATAATATTATAAAAGGGTTTCAAGGAAGAGCCCAAAAGTTAGGGAATGCACTAAAAAGCGAAGAAAAAAAATTATTAAAAGAAGGTGCATACGAAGTTAAATATAAAAGGCTTACTCTTGATTTAATGATAAGTGAAATTCAAGAAAAAGAATTAATGCAATATTTAACAAACAATCTAATTGTTTCAAAAAAATATGAGCCTACATCAGAAGAAGAGGAAGAGTCATCAAATAAAGATGATAATGAATTAGATATAAGTCAAATAATCAATATTAAAGAAAAGAAAAAACTCGCCACGTTAAAAGGTAAAGAAGTCAACCTAACAGGACTTTACAAAAAAGAAAGTGGATACTATGGGTGCATACAAAGTGATAAATATATTGATTGTAAAATTGTTGATGTAAGTTTTTTTTACACAGAAAAAAAAGGACATGAAAGATTGCCTCGACCTATAGCTTTCGTTGTTGAAATGTTGGAAAAAGAAAATGAGACATCTTTTAACTTTTTATTCAACCTCTTCGATACAAAATCTTTTAATACTCATCCTTTGACAAAAGATGAAATAAACTCAATAAATGAAACTCAAAAAATATATAACACAATGCTAACACACTTTTTTGACACCTTTAGCATAAAGCGTGGAGAGTTTAATTTTTCATCATGGATAGGTAAAGAAGGACGTATTGCAATTGCAACTGATAACAAAGATGAAAATGGCAATAAAATATTTAAGAAAGCAAAGGGCAAAGGCATAATGTCTATAGAAGAAGAAGAAGAATGGGAAAAAGACTTTTAAATTACTATCTAAGTGAAAAGGTAAAATTTGCATATAGGCAAAAAAGGAGAATATATATATGGAATTTGGGAAAGAATATAAAGAAGATGATAGTTATTTTGTGGATATAAAACCAGGAGAATATAGTTGCAAGATAATCGATGTTACAGAAAAGAAAACAAAAAATGGTAAGCCAATGCTAGAAATTCGTGTGGTTTTATCAAACAAAGGTATATTAAAATATTATTTAGTAGATGACCGAAGTGATGAAAAAAAAGCCATGATGTCTAATCAAAGAATAACTAAGTTTTTTGACTGCTTTAAGATTAAAAGAGGCAACTTTAATATCAAGCAATGGAAAGGAGCTACTGGGCGTGTTTATGTTGACTATGGCGAGGCATTGCAAAATGGAAGAGCCTATATTGAAATAAAAAAAATATTACTACCACTCGAACATAAAACTTTACCCAATCAAAAACAAAACTTGCAAATAAAAGAAGAAACACCTCAAAAAAAAGATATTCAAGAAAAAAACATTCCAGAAGAAAATGAAATAAAAAAGGATATTGCAGAAGATGAACGCTTAGAAGAAGAAGCTATAGAAAAAGAGCTTGTCGAAAAAGGAGACGATGAACAAGACCCATTTACAGAAGAAGAAGAAAAAGAACTGGGTATGATTTTTGATGAGGGCTACAAAGAACCAGAGATATACTAAATGTAGTGGTCAATTTTGCTTAACGGCAAAATTGACATGCTGAGAATTTGCTTAAAATGCAAATTCTCAATAAAGAATGTATTAGTGGTCAACTTTTGCCTAAAGGCAAAATAAGGAGTTTATATGTACAAATTAGGGAATAAAAGGCTTAATCTTTGGGATGAGCCATTTATGCAAAAAAAAGATATGACGATAGAATTAAAAGTATTATATATTTATCTACTTTCAAACGCCATGAGCAATATTGCAGGAGTGTACAAAATCACTGACCGCCGTATTCTCTTTGACCTATGCAACCCAAGCCTTAACTTAAAAGTGCTATTTTTTCAACTAAGAAGAATGAAAAAAGTATATCGATGTGGTAGCTATGTCATCATAAAAGACGCTCCGCTTTACATCAAAAAGATGACAAAACCAATCATCAAAGAGCTTGATAATATCCTTTATGAACTACCAGACAAAATTAAGAATGTAATGAGAAAAATCCATTACAAATACGCACACCTTTATGGTGAGCCGTTGAATGAAGAATTACAATCATTAGGAATAGAAAAATTTACAAAACAAAAAAAACAATCAGCACTTGGTAATATTGACTCAAAAGAAGATATAAAAGAAGACATAACAAAAAAAGATGAGTTAAAGGTAAAAATGCCTTTATTTAATAATATCACGTTGGGAGGTGATGAAAATGAAAAGACTTTTAAGTGCGATGAGGTTTCGTCTGGCATTATGGAAAATCGACTATGTGTTGTGGAAAAGCAACAAAGTGTTGTGGGAAATCCACAAAAATATACTCAAAGTAGAAACAATAATGTTAACGATAAAAATGAGGAGCAGAAAGAGAGGCTTAAAAAAGATAAAGAAGATTTAGAAATAAATGAAAAAGGGGGGCAGAAAGGCGAGAGTTATCAAATTTATGATGATGATAAAAGCCTTGCCCCCATAAATGAAAGCCTACTGCCTCGCTTACCTAGTGAAGATGAAATGTTTGATAAAAAACTAAATGAAGATGAAAAAAATGAAGAGTTTAGTTTTGAGTTTGGGCGTTTATATAAGCCTGAGCATTATGAAGGAGAGCCTATAAAAGAGGAAGTTAAAATCATTTCAAAACCTGCCTCGATGTTTAGTCGGAATGTGGAGATTTTTCAAAAAAAATACTCAAAAAGCGTCTATGAGCGTTTCAAAGCGGAAGGGCTTTACAAAGGTGTTGACTATTTGTATTTCTACAAAGCAGACTTCTTAAAAGGCATAGGGCTTCTAAGAGCCAGAGCTATAACTGTGGAAGACCAAAAGGAAGCATTTGCGTTAAATGAAATAATTGATGCCTACCTAGAAAAAGCTAAAAAAGAAAAAGATGAAGGGAAAAAATGCATTATGGCATTTTATAAAATGTGTGAAGAGCGGGAATATAACTCTTTACAGGTTGTAAATTACTAGTAGAAACTTTTAATTAATTCTCGCCTCAATAAAGGCGGGAATTAATTAAAAATTAGTTAAAAAATCATGGAAAAAGTGCGAAAAAATGCCTATTTTTGCTGAATTTTCCCCTTAAAAATAGCGTTTTTTGCCCATTTTCGCATTAAAAATGCAACAAAAAGACACTAAAAAGCTTCAAAATGACCACAAAATGACACAAAAAGACGCAATTTTGATACAAAAATGCCCCCTTTTAAAAAATTATTGACAAAACATAAAATCGAGAATGTGGCGTTAATGCTAAAAAAAGAGGGGTGTTTTTTGGGGAGAAGTTTGAAAAATTATTGACAAAACACAAAGTCCAAAAAAGGATTAAAGAGAGTTTAACATCAAGGCGAAAACATGAGCGAATATCGATATGCAAAACGCTCGATTTCGCTATGCGAAACCGCTCGATTTGGGGGTGCGAGAACGCTCGATTTGCATATGCGAAACCGCTCGATTTGCGAGCGATCTAAAGTATCATATTTTCCATATAAATAAAAGAATTGAGGTTCGTTACGTAACCATGCGGGGTTACGCATTTTCTAAAAGTGTCATTCAAGTTAACATTTTATAGATGTTTTGGAGTTTTTAGAGGGCAATATTAAGGGGCATGGTGGCTGATTGAGGCTTACAAGGAGTGTTTTTTTAACCATGAGCGGAGTCATTTATTCCAAATATAATAAGTCAAAAAAATGACTAAGCAACAAAAATCTTCCAAATATGATAAATAGCATTTTTATCATATTTTCCCGAAGTTAGCTAAGGTGTGCAATTTATATGGGGAAAAACCTTATTTTAGGGGGAAGGGGGGTACACTTACAAGAACTTGACAAAATTTGAAGAAAGTAGTATGTGACTTTTGTTATTCATTACATTTTAATATTTTCAATTTCTTCTTTAGAAAGTCCAGTTATTTTTTGAATAACAGAAACATCAAAGTTTGCTTTTTTCATGCGTTTAGCAGTCGTTAAAAAGCCTTCTTCACGTCCTTTTTTAAATTGACTATTTGATATTGAAACTATATCACTTTTTAATATCATTCTAGATTCATATAATTTTTTTTCTGTAGGGGTGAGATTTAAAACGTCAACTTTTTCATTTAATATTTTTAATACTGGTGAGTTTTTTGCTAGCATAGAACGCTCCTCCTTGCTATTAGTGTCAATAAATAGCAACCATCGAATTAAGGGGTTGCTAATATCTCGAAGTTCTCTTGCTTTTTCTAAATTAAGAAAATGGATTTCTATTACATCAGTAAGTAATTCATTGGAATCTTGTTCTTTTAGGATATATTTTGAATGGACTTTATTACTAAGATTAAACCCTTTCCCTACGATATTTATAGTTATACATTTATGTAGTTCTATATAATCTTCACCACTTTTAAACTCTTCTATGTATATTTTAGCCCAATAAAACAATGTGCGGTTAACAAAGGAATCATCCCACAAAGCTTGAATTTCAATATCGATAACAGTTTTATCTTTAAGTCTTACCTTGACATCGAGTATTCCTGTCTTATCATCTAGTTGGTCTTTCTTGAGTTCTTTGTCTAATAATTCAATTCCTTCAATTTCTTCGTGGGGAATATTAAGCACACATTCAATGAAGTTTTGTAAGATAGGCTTATTCTCCTCAGCTCCTAAAAGACGTTTAAAGAGATAGTCATTCTTTAATGTAATTGTATTTTCTTTCTCACTCATACCTCGTATTCTAGCACAAACATTTCTTAAAAGCCTAGTACTTTTGTTACCATCTTTATAACTTGAATAATGGCACTCTATCATCTATATCCAAAATCATATTATAAGCGTCTTCCCATCTCTTTAATGGATAATACTTGGAAAAATCTTTTTTTTCCATTTTGATATAAATGTTTTTTTTCTCTTTGTATTTTAAATAGCTAGGTGTTTTTCTAATTAATTTTTTTAAAATTCTATCAGAATAATTATTAAAATATTCTGTGAACGCAGTTAAAAGTTTACAAGCACTCCCATGACGTGCAAAGGTTGCAGGCTTTATGTATTTTTGTGTTTTGCTTATATCTCCTTTTTTTTGTTTTCTATATTTATGCTCAATGTCTTTTAGAATCACAAAATTGTTTTTTATACAAAACTCATCATCAACAAAAGGAATTACGTGTGTGGTTTTGCTTACTATTTGATATAGAAATATTAAAGATTGAAGTTTGCAAAGCGAAAGGGAAATATTCTTTTTTTGATGAAGATGAATAATATAGTCTGATAGGTCAAAGGTGTTTACGCTTATTATTTGTTCTTTCACACAATATTTTTTCATAAAAGCTATTATACCATTGTTTATTTTATCTTGCCAGTTGTTTTTTTTTAAATTAGCAATTTATATTATAAAAAAAAGAGTTAAAGCTCTTTAAGATAAACAAAAAACTACAAAATAAAACAAAAGAGTTTTATTTTTGCTAATATCTTTTTTCATGGAACTAAATACTATTTTAAGTTTACCTAAAAGTACTATGTTGACTTCTAAAGAGTTTGACAATGTCATCTGGAAAATTCCAGTTAATCCTATAGCAACTCTTGAGGTTATTGAGCGTCTAAAAGAAGTCCCTCAAGGGGAGACTCCGCTTGATTTAGTTTTTGCTATAAAGTTTAAAGATAGCAAAAACGGTCGCATTTATTCTATAGACGCTTATAGGAGTATTGTTAAGCAAATATTGACTAGTGATGTTTTTATTCCAGTTTGCTATGGTCATCAAGATAAGGATAGGGTTAGTTGGGAAGGTAGAAAGATTGTAGGCTCGGTTATAGGTGCTGCATTAAACGAAATTGAGGGCATTGTCTATTACCGCATTATTCCTGACGCTTCTAAAAATAATGAAGACATTAGGCGTTGGCTTAGAAACAAACAAATTAATAGTGTTTCAATTTGGGGATACTCCACTTCTGAGAGGAGCATTGATGGAAAAGAGGTTGTAAATGACTTCTCTCTTTTAAGTGTTGATTTTGTTCCGCCTTTAACTGCAGGTCAAGACAATATAGCTTTGGTTATGGGGGAAATGCACAATCAGTTTGATAATGGGATTATTGATAATCCTATAAATGATAAGGAGGCTAATATGCCAGATGAAAAGTTAAAGATTGAAGATGTTACTAATGAGGCTCTTCAAAAAGAGGTTACATGTAGAATGAAAGACGGCAGGCTTTCATTAAAAACTCTTGCAGGAGAGATGAAGTGCAGTGTACTTACAGGTGAAGAAGTTGAGGCGGATAATCTTGAGAAAGAAGTGTTAAAAAAAGAAATTAATACTATTCTTGAGAAAGCAAAAGCGTTAGGGTTTGATTCATTGGACAAACTTTTTGATTTTGCCAGTGAAACTTTAAAAAAGTTTGAAGAAGAAAAATTGCAAGGAGAATTCAAAACCATTAAAGAAGAGGTTTTGACAGAAAAAGGACTTTTTGAAAATGGAAAGCCAAAGGGAAAGTTAGGGGAGCTTATTGATAGGTATGTTCCAATCAAGCAAGGCATGACAAAAGCTGAAATTGACGCAATGGTTTCTAAAATGATTGAAGATAAAACCCTTAAAGAGCTTGTAACTAAGGGTAATGTAGGTTCTGGGGAAAGTATCAATTTAAAAGGAGAAATGTTGGGAGGCAATAATCCAAATCTTGAAGATGTTTTTGAGATTTAAAGGGGTATAATATGGCAAAAAGAAATATATCGGTTTATAAAGAAACGGCGGATATGATTAAAGTTAGAAAGGCAGATTGTCAACTGCAAGGTGGAGAGTCTTTGCCTAGTCTTTGTGTTTTTGGGGATTGTGTAGGTATTGCAACCGAACACATAAAAGATGAAGAGGTTTACCTTGTTAATATTTCAAATAGAAAAATCTTTTCATCTACGCTTTTTGAAGAGACAGAGCTACCAACAAAAACTGGAAAACTTATTTATGTAAAAAATGATGGTAAGCTAACAGGTAAAAAAGATGGGGCGACTTTAGTTGGTATCTATCTAGGCATGGAAGGCGGAGCGGTTTTATTTAAGTTGAATTAAGGAGAGGAAATTATTATGGATTTAATATCTTACGAAGCAAAACGAAAAGAGCTTTATATGAATAAGCCAATAATTCAAAAAGCCTACTCTATTCAAGGTGGGGCTTTGAGTGGAGAGATGAAATTAAAAATTACAGGGAATGGGGGGGAGCGTGTTTTTACAAATGAAATGTTTACAAATCTTTCTCAAAGACCGAAAGGGGAGATGGGGTCTAGTGAACTCAAGGAGCTTATTCAACAAGCCATTATTGACATTGCGTCAGAAGAGGCAAATCATCCGCCACTCTATAAAGAAATTTACGAAGAGATAAAAGACTCTTCTTTTCCGCAAAGTCTGGCAGTTAAGGACATTGTAGGTTTACAGACTGCCTTTGGCATTGTAGGAGACGGAGAGTCTGTACCATTGGCAGACTTTAAGTGTGAAGATTTAGGCACTGTCCATTTTAAGACAATGGCAACAGGGTACTCTGTTACAGAGGAATGGGTGGCTTTTAATCAGGCTTGGAAAATTGAAAGTGCAAATAAGGCTTTAGGAAATGCACACTCGGCTATCCTTGACCATATACATTTAGCTCCTATTATAAATGCAACATATGATACAAAGAGTGAGACAAAAAAAGTAGCAGTCAAAGATGGTACGCCTTTACAAATTGTTTATCATTCTTTGCGTCAAGGATTAAAAGACGCTATGAGTCGCCGTAATAGGCATGGCTATATTTTCAAACCAACAATTGCACTTTGCAATTCTTCAACTGCTTTAGATGTGATGAGTGCTGTTAAAGGGGAAACCGAAAAAGGTAAGACGCTTGGCAGTCTTGCAATGATTGAAAAAGTGGTAGTTTATGATGGCTGGGCAGGTGAGGTAAACGGTGTTAAACATGAGTTTGCTTCTCCAAAAGATAATGAAGTGTTCCTCATAGAACCTAAAAAATCTTTTAAGGCGTTGGTTAAACAAGAATTGACAAAATTAGAACAAAAAGGAAACGTTTTAACTCTTTCCAATTTGGAAATGGTTCAATTCTTTATCCGTGCTGTGGTTGCAGATGTTAAAGGCTCTGTCCACAAAGTAATTGTGGGTTAGTTTTTTTTGGTATGTGCATTTTTTGCACATACCACTAATGTTAATTTATGAATATTGAAGAAAAGATAAAAAGTGTTAGACGGTCTTTAGGAGACACATCAGAAGATGATTCTGAGCGTCTTTTTACTGATGAGGAGCTTGAAGAGGATATAAAGCTACATGCTCATAGTGATTATAAACTATTGTGGATTTTATTCACTAAAAAAGCTGGTCGTCTTATCACAAACGAAAATTATATTAAAAGCATTAAGGCAGGCAATGAAGAATTAGAGCGTCTTAATGCTTATGAACTGCAAGCTATGGCATTAAAGCAAGCAGAAAAATATCAAGAGTTATATAAATGGGAGAATGAAGTTAATGAAACGAGTTGTATTGTATATTAAAAGGTTTTTTGTTTTTATGTTGGTTTATATGTGTCTTTTTCAAATGTCTGTTTTACTTTTTTCGGAATGTTCGCCAGACAAACAAAATGTCAGTAGACAACAAAATGTTGGGGAGAAAAAAATGAGTGAACTTGATAGGCTTAGAAAGGACACAAAAGATATTATCAATATTAATTTTTTTTATTGCACACGTATTAGAAATGTTGCTATTAAGAATGAAGAGGGGCAGATTATTTCATATAAAGAAGATGTAATTAAAAATCTAAAAGTTCGGTTATCTTCTTTTGATGTTTACGAAGACAAAGAGGCTTTAGTGCCTAATATTGAAATATCAAAAATACAATATTTAATTACCCTAGAGTATGATGTAGATATAAAAGAGAATGATATATTAAGGATTGAGGGTTTTCTTGATAGGCGTGTTTTTAGAGTTGTTGAAGTGGAGTCTTATTTTTTCGGTGGGGAAAAAACAATGGAAACGTGTTATAAAAAATCGGGAAGAGTTGAATTGTTAAAAGTGGATTAAAAGGCATTGCATGCGTGGGCTTGAAGGTGTTATTAAAAACTTTGAACTTTTAGACTCTCTTATTAAAGAAAATGTAAAAGAGGTGGTTATGCAAACAGCACCCGACATGGAGCATCACGCAAAGACTCATTATGCTTGGACACATATCACAGGGCATGCAAGAGATAATCTACGAGGAAAGTTTAAGATTGAAGGTAGGAAAGCTCATGCTCAACTTTGGCAAGACTTATTCGGTGCGACTGGTGATGAGTATGGCTATTATCTTGAGACTGCTAAAATGTTTAAAGGTAAATATGCAATATTGAGGCAAACACAAATTGCCTTTGCACCTCAATTTTATGAAGACTTAAAAGAAGCAATAATAGAGGCTATTAAAAATAGCCATAAGAATTAATGAGGTTTAGATGTTTCAATGGATTAAAAATATATTCAAACGTATAAGGCAGTGGTTTATTATTCGTCGTGAGTTTTCTCATTTTTCATCTAATCATGGTGAGCTACCTTTAGCCGAGCAGTTTGCTTATTCCACTTTTGACACAGTTAATCTTTTATGGAATGGTAAAAAATTAAAGTTTGTTATTGGCAATATTAACGCTTTAGATTTAGTTTTTTGTGGACGCTTTCCTAATATCTATTTTACTTATCTTAATAGTTTATTGCAAGCAAAGGGCGAGCTTAATCAAGAAAACATGAAAGAGGTTGATATTGCTAAATTGCAAGAAGAAGAGGCGGAGTTTTTTGAAGAGCTTTGTAAAAAGACTTTAATCAAACCTACATATAACGAGCTTTATAATGGAGTGATTAAAGTGAAAAAATCAGTTGAGCCATCGTATGCTCCAAAGAATATAAAAGATGTTTTCCCATTTGATTTTTTAACTAGCTTACAATCTTATCATTTTGGAAAACTCTTTAGTCTAGTAAAAAAAAACGAGGACGCTTAGATTTTGACCGTATAGGTCGCATTGCAAAATATTTTCATCAAAAGCCATCATCATATTTTCCAGATATGAAAAGTGGTGAGGCGTTGATGTTTGACGAAGCTTGCCTTATTGCAGTTGAAATTAACAATCAACTCAACGAAGAAAAGAGAAAGGAAAAGGAAGCTATAAAAAAGAAAGGGGATGTTTTTCAAAAAGACATGGCTAAGTTATTTGAAAATGAAAACGGAGAAATATAATAAATGTAATTTTGTTTTTTATTTTACTATATAAGGTAAGGAGGTTATATATGAAAAAAGAAACTGAGTTTTTGTATTCTGTTGGAGCGGCAGGCTTTGCACTTCTTAATCAAGATGGCACTATGCCTACTCCTAACGATTGGAAAGATGTAGACAATCAAGGCGTGGAGCGTAAGCATGCAGGCGGACTTATCGGAAAATCTGACACGTTCGATTTAACAAAATTGAAAGACGAAGACATGAATGTTGGTGTTATTTATGGAAGTAAAAGGGCAAACTTTACTTTTGTTTCTACTAGCACTGATAAGTCAAAAGCTACTGTTGCAGAAATTGTTAAGGACCTAAATACTGTTTTTAATAAAACAGGGGTAGCCTCTTTAAAAAATGAAGGGATTGAACTCAAGGCAGAGGTGCATAAGATTAACGATATTGAGCATATTAAAATATATGATAGTTCTTCAAAACTTCCATTTTATGCTCCTATTGGTTTTTCTGGTCTTTTGCCTCTAATGCTAGGTATTGTAGGCTATGCACTCACTGAGGAAGTAAAGAGTGTTAAAAGTGATTTTGAAAAGGAAAGCGGTAAAAGCGTTGACGTTACATCGGGGCGTGGTATTAGATGTGTTGTAAAAGAAGCCGACAAAATCAAAGGTCTTAATTTGACTATAAGTCTTGCAGGGCAGAATACACGTATTTTATCGATGATTACAGGTCATAGATACAATGAAAAAGCGGACGAGTTCTTTGTTGAGAATACAGGAAAAACTCCAACTTTTTCATTTTTTTATTTTGTTAAAGCTTTTGCAAAAGGAGAAAACAATGACTCTTCTTTTGAGAAAGTGAAAGTAGTTTGTTTTCCATCTTGCCAAGCGACGTTACCTGGAGATAATGCACAAGAGGGAGCTTTTGCAACTATGGAATTACAAGCCTCATGTTCGGCTAATAAGAAAAGCAATTTACCTATGATGTTTTATAAGGGTGTTAGTTTGCAAGATTATTCTAGTCATGTTGAAATGATTTAATGTTTTCATTATAATTAGAGCATATCCATCATATCCATTATTTTTAATGATTGAGTTTACGATTAACTGGTGATTAATCGTAAACTCTCTTTTTTTTCGCTCCTTATATAAGGCAGTATTTATATAGATAAGTTAAATAATTCTTATCATTAATTTTTGTTTTCATTAATCTTTTTTCACTTGTATAATTCTTTTTTGAGGACTAAAATCATTTTCAATCTTGCAAGGTTGAAAAAAAAGAGGTATTCAAAATGATTTTTACTAGTGGTTTTACTTGATGATTTTTCTATATTTATTTTTATAAAAGGTTTTTTGTCTTTTGCTTTAATTTATAAGACTAAACGTCATAAAAGGTTTTTCTTTTAAGGACTTATTCCTTTTATGATATGGAACAAAAATAAAATCATAAGCCCTTACTTTATTATGTAAGAAAAAAATAACGGCGAGGTTTTAATGCCTCATACGGCAAAGGAGTTTTATATGCCATTACAATTGGAAAAAGGCGATTCAAAGCCTATTAGTGATATTAGAATTAATGCTTACAAAAATCATTTTGATAAGCAGGGTAAATCAAGTTTTGGACGTGTGTCCTCTCCAACAAAAAGAATTACTATTGCGAACCTTTCTGCATTGATTGCAGATCGTCATTCAGGCGTAGAACCTGGTATGATTTCTTTTGTTGCTCGTCTTTTGCATGAAGAGACTATGAGGCAATTGCACGAAGGGAAAAGTGTTGAGGCTTTGGGTCTTGGTACGGTTTATGTTGGAACTAAAGGAAGTATGAAAGGAGAAAATCCTAGTCTTGCAGATGTTCCTAAGTTTGTGGTAAAGTTTAGAGCTAGTAAAGGGCTTAATTTGAATTTGAAGGATATTAAGGCAGGCTCTGTAACCCCTATTCTTTCTGTGCCTATAATCAATTTGATTGAAGATATGAAAACTAAGAAAGTCAATACTGAAGTTAAGAAAGGCACTATTGTCAAATTGCAAGGTAAAAGACTTCGCATAGAAGGTCCTGACTCAACTGTAGGTCTTTATCTTGTAAAAGAAGATGGAAATAAAATTCCTGTTGATAAGGCGGATATCTTGAGAAACGATCCTAGCTGTATTGAATTTGTTTTGCCTAGTTTGGCAGTTGTTGGCACTTCTTATTCCATTCTAATAAAAAATCAAGCAAGAGCTAAAAATGGTTTTTCAAAAACTATTAGAGAAGGCATAAGCGGTGTTGAAATTAAAGTTGTAGCATAACCTTGTTTTGGTGGGTTCTTAGCGAGGTTTTTGGGGCTTTTGGTAGGTCTATTATAGGCTTATTAAAAGCCCCGTTTTTTTGAATAGCATTATAATCATTTGAAAAATTGGTTATGAAGAGCTTCTTGAATGGAGCGAGGGTATATTTTCAAAATAATTTTTGATTACCCCCTTTTTCAAACTTAAATTAATCTTACGTAATAACATATAGTATATATTTCATAAACTTCTTCTGCTGAATTATCAGGGTCAAAAATAGTCATGCCATTTTTATCAACCACTAAAAAATGAGTTCCATTAAATTGATTTTGTATCTTTCTTATAAAATATTTTGGATTTTGCATTTCTTTAGTAATGCTTTTATAATAAGTTGGCACTCCTTTTTTACTTGTTGCTATTTCAATAAACTTTTTATTTTTCACTCCCAGCACTTCTAATGTTTTATTTGCAATAGGAGCTGAGGCTTTCATTATACAATCCCAAGTTATAATCCCTTTTATGCTTGCCCATTCCCACATAGAATTAATTTGACTAGTTGTAAGTGCCTTTTCTGCCTCTATTTCTGCGATGGCTTGCGCGCTTCTAAAAAAACAACCTACACTCTGGATTTCTTTATACAAGCTTTTGTTTGTTTGTGGAATTAGTTTAATCATGTTTAATACTCCTTTTTTTAAGGTGGAATGGTTAGTTTTTGATGAATAATCCCCTTAAAATCATTGATGAGTATATCTTTTTTGAGTGTTTAAGTTGGAATATAAAAATAATTAAAAATTTTTTAATTATTTTCTAAAGGAATTTCGCCCCCTGTCGATAATTAAAATAAGCCCGTTATACTGGGGTTTCATATATGTATGAGGCATGCTCCCTCCCAAGTGCGTGCCTCTTTTTTTTTGCCTTTTTCAGTTTTAACTCCAATAACAATGTAGATTATCCTTATGTTTTTAAAGAGCTGGAATAAAAAACTCCATACACACACATCTTTTATTGACTGTTTTATCTACTTTTGAAAAACTAGCTCTTTTGTATTCTATCCAAAAATCGCCTTCCTCTTCTTTTTTTGAAAGTCTTTTTTTATGAAGATGTTTTATTATTTCTTTTTTTTCTACCATTGTAAGATAATGAGCTGATAGAGGAGCATACATATAAACAAATAAAGTTTTATGACTAAAGCGTCCAATAGTTTCTGTTTCACTTATATCCACAACAAAAAATAAAGGATTTATGATAGCCTTATCAACATTGAAGCTTTCTAAACTATAGCAAGGTGCTATCTTGCTTAATTCTTCAATAATAGCTTTTAACATAAAAGCTATTATGTCAAAAATTTAATCTTTATAGAAGAGTGTTATATCTTATATTATATTTATGTCGTGGTTGGACGGACGGTTTTTATATTGTATAAATTGCCAATTTATACAATATAAAAGAAATGAGGTAAAAGGAAATGTCAGATTATAATATTGGTAACATCTACGCAGAATTGAGTATGGATATCACTAGCCTCGAAGTTAGCAAAAGAAAGGCGATTAAGGAGTTGGGTAACCTTCGTGATGAAGGAGATAAGATACTCAAAGAAGCTGGCGGGAAGATGACAGAGGCAATGAAAATCCGCCTAGATGAAATTGAGAAAAACAAAGCAGAAATTCTAAAAAGCATAGACGATTTAAATAAGCAAATTAGAGAAAAAAGCAACCCCATAAAAGAGGTTTTAGGATTGCAGATTGAAAGTGCAATAATGGCTCCCTTAAAAGCCTTTGCCTCTGCTTCTATCGATACTTTTACTAATTTTCAGCAATCAATGCAAAACACATTTTCTGTCATGGGAGCGTCTTCTAGTGATATGCAACTTTTGGAAGAGACAGCGAAGAAGATGGGAGAAACTACTCGCTTTAGTGCAAGCCAAGCGAGCCAAGCTTTGTACTCTTTGGGAAGTGCGGGGCAGTCTGCAAGCGAAGCTATCAACTCGCTACAAGGTGTCTTGCGTTTAGCAGGAGCTACAGGCTCTGACTTAGCTTACACCTCTGAGACAATAGCCTCCACGCTTTCACAATTCAATTTAGAAGCAAGCAAGGCAAGCCACATAGCCGACGTTTATGCAAAAGCAATATCGAAAAGTCAAGCAAACATGACAAAGCTTTCTTATTCAATGAAGTATGTAGGTCCCGTAGCCTCTGGTTTAGGTATTAGCCTAGAAACCACAACCGCGGCTCTTATGAAACTTTATAATACAGGCTATGGTGGAGAGCAGGCAGGCACATACTTAAAACAAGCATTTCAAAAATTAGCTAGTGGAACAAATGAGCTAAAAGATAAGTTGCAGGAGTTAGGTTTGTCTTATAATGATGTCAATCCTCAGACTCGCAATTTTGCGGATATAATAAACACACTCAAAGAAAAAAACATAGGTGTTACGGAAAGCATAGCAATTTTTGGAGAGACTGCAGGTGGAGCTATGGCAAAACTCATCGAAGAAGGTGGGGACGCTATATCCACAATGGAAGGCTTACTAAAGTCTAGCGAGGGTGCAGCTGCTGAAATGCAAGAAATACAAAATGCCTCTTTTGCAAACACAAAAGCAGAGCTTATGAGTGCTATGGAAGCCGTACAAATCACGACAGGAAGCATACTAGAACCTGCCTTAAATGTGCTGGCTAAAGGTTTTGCAGAAGTGCTAAAAAGTGTCAACGGATTACCTATTGGAATACAAACATTTATTACAACAATGCTTTCTGCAAGCACTGCAATTGTTCCATTTTTGACAATGCCCGCACTCATCAAAAAGATTAAAGGATCTTTTGATGTACTTAATACTTCAATGTTGCATAATCCTATTTTTATCGGTGGGGCAGTTGTGACAGCTTTAGCTAGCATTGCTTATTCAGTATATCAACAGCATAAAAAAAATCAAGAAATGTTATTGCAAGAAGCAACAAAGGGCGTAGAAGACATAAAAGAAATGTATAAAAAAGCTCAAGAAGCAGGAGAGAAAGGACGCAACATTCAAGGACTTTTAAGTCAATATGAAACACTAAAAGACAAAACTAATAAGACAAAAGAAGAACAAGAAGCATACAACCAAACGTTGAAAGATTTACAAAATCTAGTCCCCGATGTTGTAACCAACGTTGGGAAAACAGGGGACGCATATATTGAAAATATTGATAAAATAAAACTAGCAAATGAAAAATATTTACAAGAAGAAAGAATGTTAAACATGCAAGCTAGAGAATTAACTCAACAAAGATATACTAATGCTTTAGCAGTACAAGGAATGTACAAAGCAAAAAAAGAACAATTAGACATAGAAGAAGAAAACTTTAAGGCAAAAGACTCTACAAAACAAATGAAGGCAATGATAGAAGAAATTAATAAGCTATCTAAAGAAGCTGACGTTGATAAAGTTTTGTCTAAATATTATGGAAATGAAGAGATAGTCGGAAGAGGCAACAATGCCGTAAGTTTGTCATTAAATAGAGAGCAACGTATAGAAAAATATGAAAAAGAATTTGCTAGTTACATGAATAAAAGCAACGATTTATTAGCTAGAAAAAACGAAATATTTAAGGTAGATGTGGAAGTCAAAAAGCTGTTTAATGAATTAGCAGAATTAGATTCAAAAATTGACCCACCTAAAATAAAAGAAGAGCCAAAGATAGAAGCTCCTAAACAAACAAAAAAAGAAATAACAGACGCATATGAAAAACAAAGACTTGCCACTCTTAAAAAATTAAAAAAAGACCAAAAAGATAAAAGATTACAAATAAACCTTTTGCAAGAAGAAGAAAAGCTATTAAGGGCTGACCTTAAAAAATTAATAGACATGGACGTATCAAATATCAAAGAAGGGGAAGCGTTTACAAGTGCTGACCCTTATATTAAGGTTTTACATAAGCGTTTAGATGAATTAGAAGCGTTGCAAGCTAAAGAAAAAGGAATTACTAAAACTAAAGAAAAAGAAAAACCAAAAGAAGAAGACAAAGCTATTTCTTTTTTAGAAGCCATTAATCAAGAGCATGATAAGAAAAAAGAAGAGCTAGAAGATACAATATACAAAATAAAAGATTTGCAAGAAAGAATAACCGAGCTAAAAGCTAAAAGCGACGCTTCCGAAGGAGACATTGAAACTATCGACTTCTATCAAAAATCTATGAAAGGTTTGCAAGATAAAGCTAAGTCTTTGAGTGCTGAACTAGGCAAAGATTATGTCTTGATTGACGATATTGACAATAAAATATCTACGCTTGAACAAAAAGATACTAATAGTTTTGTTGCAAGATTAAAGTTTATAGAAAACCAAAAAGAAGCTACTATTAAAGCAATAAACAATGCACTATCGGCAGGCAACATAGACGAAAAAACAGCAGAGGCTAAAATCAAAAAGATTAATGACGTGGCTCTTAAAAGCACAATAACTGTAGGAGCTGAGCTTTCAAAAACAATTTTATCAGTTGGTAATAATGTAACAGACATAATCTTAGGGGCGATAGAAAAGGGTAAAATATCCCTTAGTGAAGGTTTAGATTTAGTGAGTAGGATAGGTAGTCAATTAGCCGACATGATCCCTGACCCAATGACAAAGTCAATAATAGGGGCAGTACAACTGGGCTTTTCTCTTATTAGTAAGTTTAGTAATTTCATTGAGGGCAGGGTAAACAAAATTGAAGCAGAGAGGGCTCGCCATCGTGAAGAAGAAGAAAAGCGAAGCAAAGACGAAGCGAATAAGAGAGCTGGGGACACGGCAGAACGCATAGCAAAACAAACAAACGCAGTTAAACAAGGTTTTATCAATTACAATAAAATGATGAATGAAATGACCGACAAATTGCAACAAAACAAAATTAATGACGTGCTTAAAAATATGGGAAACTCAAGCTCTTTGTTTAGTGAAACTCGAAGCGACATAAGAGCTATAAAAGAGGGATGGTTTTTTGGTTTGGGTAGCAAAGTATTTGTAGGTTGGGAAAAATATAATTATGAATATAATCTTACTATAAATGAATTAGCAGAAAAAATAAGAAAAGCCCATGAGGCGGGAGATACAGTTTTAGAAGAAAAGCTAAAAGGCATTTATAAAAAAAGCATAGAGGCAAACTTAAAAAAGAATGGAATTGACATAAAAGAATTAAACGGTTTTCATAACTACTTACAAGGACTTGAAAATGCTTTTGTTGATGCAGTTAAAAATAAAGATTTTGAAAGCTTGCGTCTTGCAATGAGAGAAAAAATAAGGGAAGCAATGTGGGCAAAACTTCAACAAAGTATAATATTGTCAAGATTAAAACCTCTTTTTATGGAGTTAGAAAATGCAAGTTTTAGTCAAAAAGAAAAAATACTAAATAAGATAATGAAAGAAGGAAAAGAAATAACAAAAGATCTAGATAATTACGCAAAAAAAGTCTTTGGAGAATTAGGGGGAGTTCCATCAGAATTAGAAGCACATCAGAAAGCATGGCTAGGTCTAAAAGGGGCTATTAAAGAAGCTTTGAGTACGAGCTTAGGAGAAGCCGCCTATAATGCTGATTGGGCAAGTTTTAAAAAAGCATTTGCAAACGAAATGAAAAAAGCAATAATAAGCTCTGCTATAACCAATGCACAAATCAAAACAAAAATAGATGCAATTATAGAAAGTATAATGGCAGATGGAAAAATCACTTCTGGAGAAATTGATAAAAGCATTAATGATTTACAAAATATTTTTGATGGTCTTGAAGGAAAGCTCGCCCCTCTAGCCAAAATCACAAAAGCATTAGAGGGGGGCGTTGATGTAAAAAGTGAACATAAGGGTACTATTATCCAACAATTAAGTGGTGCAGACCGTGATTACTTCGCTGAAGAGTTTAGAAAAAACTTTGCAAGCATGGCAGATAATTTTAAAAGTGCAATGATAGACTTAAAAGAAATACATCAAGCACAAATCACAGTACAGAATGCAACACTTAACGTGCGAGACATCAACATCAACGCAGAAAGTGCTTTGAACTTAAAAGAGCTAATCGCCGAAATGATAGAAGAGGCTAGAAAGGCAGGCTAATAAATACTTTTGATTATAGTTAAAGATTATCTATTCAAGATGATGAAAAAATCTTGAATAAAAAAAAGGCTTGAGGTAGAGAAGCAAACCTCAAGCCCCCAAATCATTTAGAAGGAGAAACGTCTTCCATAAGTGCTTAATTGATATTATACATAATTTTAAAAAATATTCAAGTCTTTATTTACAAAAAGAGAAAAAAGCATATATAATATTTTTAATTATGGGAATATTTTCATTTTTCAAAAAAACAGAAAGCTATCCAAACATCTTTATAGAAAAAAGCGAAGCTAAAACACTTGAAACAAAATCGGGTGAAATTGACTATGTATTAAGTAGGAGCTTATACGCCTCCGTGCCAACAAAAGAGTCAACCTATTATGACTATGTGTTGGGAAACTATGCAAGCAAAACCTACATTGACACACTTTCTAGCTTTATTGGCGTTCCAATAATACAAGGGGGCGAAGGGGACATCAACAAAGAGCTAAACAGCTTTATTGCAAAAAACAAATCAATCTTAATCAAAATCTATAAGCAAGCAATGATTGACGGCGTAGTATATATATGGTGCAGGCTCGAAAAAAACGCCTTTGGCAAAATGCAACTAGCTATAAAACTAATGCCTAGAGAAACTTTTGAGCGTAATAAAAGCCGATTAAAAAGTAATGGTACTTTTGAAAAAGTGGTTTTTGAAAGTATTGAAACATGGCAAGAAGAAAAAAAGAAGGAAGTTTTTTTTCTTCAACAAAAAGAAGATATTGACGATAACACAAAAAGAGAATTTGAAACAAAAAAAGCTCGCATAAGAATAACGCTCACCCCTTTCACCGAAGAATTAGAAATTATAGGGGACTTGCCACCACAATACAAAGAGAAAAAAACTACAATCAACACTTTAATAAACTTTGTTCCAGTTTTTGCTTTTTACAACAATCAACTTTCATTTCTTGCAGAAGGAATACCCGAAATTGCAAACGTTTTACCATTTATGAAAAAATACAATTCAACATTTCGGCTAGTTGAAAAACATTTAAATCAAATCTTGGACCCGAAAATAAAACTACACTTAAAAAGTGCAAAAGCATTTTTACAAAACAATCTAGGCATAAAAGAAAAAGACTACGAAGCCATTTCAAAAGGAGAACTAAAGCCAGACGTAACACAATTCAAAGCGGCAATCTTGACTGGAGAGAATGAAGACATCGCCTTTGTGAATCAAGGAGACAATATAAAAAGTGCTATCGACGTTCTAAACCTCATTCATTGGATTATTGTAGAAATGACAATGCCCGAATACCTTTATGGCACGGCATTAAACACCACAAACGCAAGCGTGAAAGAACAAAGCCCTGTGTGGATAAAAAAGATTGAAGATAGAAGGGGTGAATACACTCAATTTTATAACTGGCTAATCAATGTTTATATTTTGACTTCCCATCTATTAAAAGATGAATTGCCAAAAGCTGAAGATACTAACTTTTTTATTGAATGGGAAGAGCTAGAGGCAAAAGATGATGTAGCTTTAATGAATGCACTCCATAGTGCAACGGAAAGCATATTAAAAGCATTGGACGCAACACTCATCTCTCCCGAAACTGCCTTTAATGCCTTAAAACAATTCATAACAATCCCCGAAGAATACAAAACAGAGCATGAAAAAGCGATTGAATACATAAGAGAAAAAAATCAACTAGAAGCCGAAGGGGAGCAGTTAAAGAATGCTGGTTTTTCTGATTTTGCTAATAACAACGCATGA